CAGGAGGAGCAGGTGTTTGAGCAGGAGAGTCCATCGGCGCCTCCTGCACCAGCTCCTGCACCTGCGCCTGCAAAGCCGGCTCGTCGTCGGCCGGTGGGTGCGGCGATCTAAAGCCGAGCAGCTCCCAAACACGTGAACCCGCAGGCGGTTCACAAACATACAAATCATCATCAATAAACACAATTTTTTCCTTGTCTGGGAAGCTTATACGGAACACCGTATCTTCGCAGGTAAAGGTCTTGAGTGACTTGATTCCACACTTTGTACATGCATGAACATTCGGAGGGTTGAGAAGTGTCTCAACGGTTACGATACGGCAGTCTCCGTGTAGACATGGCTCTAGTACCGTTTCGGGAGTAACCCATCCTTCTGCAAAGAAGCGCTCGGTCGTAGCCAGAGGCAGAACACTCCAAAGGCTCTGCTCACTTGTCCATTCCTCTTGCAAGAGTGTTGCAAAGGGATTGTCGTGGAACCACAGGATCCTAAAGTCAGCGTGGTTGCTGAGTGAATGCTCTACAAGACCTACTCGGGTCAGGTCTTCATCATATAACCAATAAACATTTGCGTGAGTGTATTGTATATCACGGGATCCCCGATATACATCACGTTCATCCATGTTCCATAAATCTGAAACTACATCTACATCATGTTCAACGATATCCCTGGAAAGATCCGTGTACAGGACATTCGGATCCAGGATTGACTGCATTACTCAAACGACACAACAACTTTAACATCATGATGACGCACTGCCTTTGTTGCGGAACGGCTGAGCTCATGACGCTTACGGCGAGCACCATCCTCAGTTGTCTTGGGCTGGATTGTGGTGGAACAGGCCTCCATATCTGCGTGAACTGCATCATAGTTGTCCTCAAGATACTTCAGGACATCATCCTGGATTGCCCACTCAAAGAAGTTGAGCTGTCCAACCGTGGTGTCCATACCCATAAACTGGATACGCTTCCAGCGGCAGAACGGGTCAAACATCTTTTTGCTATACGCCTTCAGGTGAGACTTGTAGGCAAGATAGACGATGACGTGACGACCTCCTACAACATACGAAACATTGTGCTTCTTTGCGTAATTGGTCACAAGCCAGTCCAAAAGACGAAGACTAATGCGGGACTCTCCTGAGAGAATTGTTTGAACCTTTTTGAGATGCTCCTGATTGGAATAGAAGCCCTCCAAGCGATGGAGGACCCAATGATCGCGATTTTGAATGACCTCCATTTGTAATCTTACTGCGTTATTCTCGCTTAAAGTGGTTGGGTAGGATAAAGATAAATGACTGCAGTTGATGCTCCCACGACCATCATCGATCCGAATGCGACATTTACCGAGAAGCCTGTGGAAGACCGAGCGCTGAGTGTAGGAACTGCAGTTTGCACTGGAGAGGTTCTTGATCGTATCCGGGAAGAAGGCGGGATCATGGAAGCCACTACGCCCGGTCTTTTTATGATGCCTGAGGGTGACAAGGAGTATCGCACATTCATTGAGATGCTGCGGGACCAGCCACCGCTCCCTGATCCTGTCTTCAAGCCTGGCGATATCTTGCCGACAATTGAGGATGCTGGATTTCCTCTGGATCAGATGGATGAATATGACATTGCATTCAAGAAGATGTATGAGGATATGTTCAGTAGGACATCTGAGATGGGCGTGATGGGTGCTGGAGATTTTGAGGCACGACTACGAGCCCTTCAAAACGAACTTTCGGAGAGCAAGGATATAGACAGCAATGGAGGAGGCACTGTCCTCACATCTTCTGGAAAATCGTCCGTACACTCATCTGAACATCCGACTACGCCAGTTCATGGTCCTGTGCCGCTCTTTGCGTCCGGAAGTTTCGTACACCCAACTGAAGAGGGAAGTTATGAAGCTGGTGCAGAAGCTGATGATGAGCGATGTGGGTCGCCTGTGGATTCGTGATCGGTGTTTTGAGCGAGTGATTCGGCTGTTTGGCAAGAACGATCAGCGAACAGATGCGTGGCTGAACCAGCGTGGCACAATGATCACCGCCTCTGAGGTCTCTAAGGTCTGGACGTCTGCTGCGTCTCGCCTTGAGCTGCTCACAAAGAAACTTGAACCGCCTGTGAGGGCAGAGGGTTCAAATCCTATTGCTGCGTTGATCTGGGGAACTCGGTTTGAGCCTGTAGCAAAGAAGATCTACGAGGATAAGACTGCGTGCGACATTATTGACGTAGGGTGCTGCCGACATCCGGTCCACAGCTTTCTGGGTGCTTCTCCTGATGGGCTTATTGTTCCCCGATATGCAGATTCCGATCCTTTGCGTTATGGGCGCCTGGTCGAGTTTAAGTGCCCGATGAGCCGTGTTCGCAAGGAGGAGATCCCGATCTACTACGTGGACCAAATGCAGATGCAGATGGAGTGCACAGGCATTGACGAGTGCGAGTATGTTGAGTTTCGGTTCAAGCAGCTTAACTTTACGGCGTGGGATGAGAGCACCCTCAAGAAGGGTGTCTTTGCAGTGGATGAGAAGGAGCGGGTTGACTACAAGCCCGATGACCTTGACCTCCATGACTGGCAGTGTGCGCTGGAGGGCGATCAGCAGTACATCTATTGGGTTCTCACGGACATCAAGGAGGACTTTGTTCCTAAGGATCCTAACTGGCTACCTAGCCACCTGCCTGATATGAAGGCATTCTGGGATGATGTTGTTCGTCATCGTGAGAACGGAACCAAGCCTGAGCCGCTTCCATCTAAGATTTTGAGCATCGACATTTGATCCACTCCCAATACGAAAAACGAGGAGCAGCAAATTTCTTATTCCATTCATCAATCGTAAACTGACTACCCATGCTCAGATTACAACGTGAGCAAATAGGAATAAGATTTTGGACATCTGTTTTTCCACCTTTGGATTCAGGAATATTATGACCACATTGAAAATCAAACACGTTCATGGTATTCGTACACCACGATACCTTGCACTTAGTTTGAAACTTGGGTCCAACGTGAACTAACCATACTTGTTCACGAAGGGCTCTTGGAATTTTTGATTTGCATGTCATTGGTTCTTCTCACTTACGACCCGTAAGCTTCTTGCTCCTGCGCCGCCTCCTACGAGTTTTACGACCACCAAGATTGTTCATCTCAGCAATGATATCCTTGTGCATCGGATTAACAATTTCATTTAACTTTTTAGACCTTTCCATTTCAACCTTAACACCCTTTATCTCTTTTTTCATACGAGCATCCTGATCTTTCTTAAGTGCAGCAGTTTTCTGCTTCATTTCAGCAAGATATGCGTCATCATCGCACATTTGCTTTGACCCGCATGCTCCCTTCCCCTTCATTATCTACTGCGCCGATTAAACTTTGGAGTTCCACTGGTTCACCTGCCAAGGAGACGTGGATCCAAGTGCCTCACCAACGCTACTAGGGATCACAAAGTGATTGGTACGCTGAGAATAGGACGAGTCCTCAAGAGCCATCGCACGCTTCTGTTGGCTGGTGTCAATCATCTTACCTTCAGGGGGTCCGCCATAAAACTTTTCCATTCCAGGGAGGAGCTTGAGGACAAACGCAATCACTACAAGAGCTACTAAAAACCAGACCCACTGCTTCATTGTTCAACTACCCGAAAAAAACGAATGTCGTATTCTGTAAGTAGAGAGACAACACAATGGAGGAAACCGCACTCTCAACTCTTCGTATCATGCTCGAGCGCCGTAAGCTGAGTACGACGACTGAACGCATTACCACGGACAACAAGAAGATGGAGAAGGTCACGCTGTACACGATAGGCGATGTTCTTGTCTGCTTCAGTCAGAAGGACAAGGTTCTTGCAGGTGATATCACGAACGTGTTATCATTTGCTGAAGAGAACGGTCATAAGAGCGGAATCATCATGGTTGCAATGAGTCCGCCGTCAGAGAATGTTCTGCGAGTTGCAAAGTCGTATTCAAAGAGCCGTCTAATGTTCTTCCACATTTGGCAGCTTCAGTTCGACATCACAACCCACCGCATGGCGATGCCTCATCGTATCCTCGCAGAGGACGAGCGCACGGCTGTCTTTGACAAGTTCAAGATTTCGGATCCAGAGAATCAGCTACCGTGGATTGACTCGCAGGATACGATGATCAAGTGGATTGGGGCGATTCCTGGCGATGTGATTGAAGTGACTCGCCATTCGGACACTGCGGGTCGGAGTTTGTATTATCGCTACTGCGTTGAAGATGTTAATGTCGCTCAGTAATAATGGATATCTTGGAAAATACCTATGTCCAAAAGCGTGCTCGCTACGAGTCGCTTATTGCTCAGAATGACCCCGCCAAGGTCACAGAACTCAAGAGTCTCAACGCTGAACTCGCAGCCATCCTTCAAAAGATGCTCGTTGAGGTTTCACGGGTCAAGCAAGATGCTGGTAAAATTGATACGTATCGCAATGAGTTGATTGGTAAGTTGATCAAGGTCCAGAATGACCACAACATTATGCTTCAACAGAAGGATCAACTTGAAACACTTAAGCTGCTTCAAGGTCATGAACGTGTAAAGTTCGATGCTACCTTTTTTTGGTATGCGCTGTTCCTGGGAATCGTGTCTATCGCATTTGTACTTGTCTTGATGTGGAAAGGTCATAAGGCGCCAGCGATCCCTGCAATGACAAGCAGTCCAGCAACTACGGCTCCCTTGATGTATAGATGAGTGTTATCAATAGCCTCAATCTGCTTCTCGTAGATCCTCTTTGATTGGGCATATTCACTTTCAAGTTGAGGACCCTTCTTCTTGATCTCTTTTAGTGCTGCGTCAAGTTTTGTGACGTTCTTGTTACTTGTTTCATATGACTCCATGAAGTTTTTGATTCGCTCGCTATCTTGAGCCACAGATGCGTTTTCCATCGCAAGAACTCTATCCATCCAACCCGAGGCCCACTCGTATGCGGCCTTATGTGACGCATTACCAGAAACCTTGTATGCTGCGTAGTTCTGTTTGTATATGTTAGTGATCTGGTCAAACCAAGGCGGGATATCCATTATCTTCTTGTTCCTAAAACAAAATGCCGACTTCTCCATTTGGACAGATAAATCCTCCTGTTCGCAGGGCGATGGTTGGTGATGCGTCTGAACACACACGGTTTGTCCGCATGGCTGCTACAATTGCGCCGTATATCTCAGAGGGTCAGTCTGCAAGGCCGAACAGTCTTGGCTGGAGGAGCATGGATGCAAACCGTGATGCGAAACTTTTCTACCTGCAGTTTGGAACATACAAGTCTTTTATTCCGAACCGTTAAACAATGGGAGCAGGTACATCGTGTCCATCCGATTTTGATCAAGCATTATTCTCTTGTCGCATGAAGTGCCCTCCTGGGTTCAAGTATGCACAGGATGCGCCACAGACTGACAAGTGTGTTCTGTTTACGGATAATTCTAAGAGTTTCGTGCTTAAAAGTCTCCCGATGGCACCTCCTACATCTCCAATCTATGATCAAGAACGTCAGCGTGTTGCCAGTATATTGGCAGGTATGACCTCGGTAGCTCCGTTTCAGGATAATATCGCCGCAGCAACACGAGATCATGATACCCTGAAATCGCAATATGCCGGATACTCAGTTCAATCAGATGTAGGTAAGAAAATCAAGGAAGTTTCTGATACATTGAAGATGCCTCGTCCTCACGTTCAGCCAAACGAGATTCAGACAGTACGAACGAAGATCCTTCACCCACCCAATATGAATGTTATTCAAACAGCACTCTTCACAATCCTACTTGCCCTGATCGTGTTTATGGTCATACCTGTGGAGTATGCTTCGGGTGTCGCCTTCCTGACATTGTGTATTGGAACTTCCGTTGGAATCTATCTGAGTACTAGATAATGGGAAACTGTCCATCCGAGTTCGTGGTGGCGCCAAGTGGTTTTGGATGTATAATCCAATGCCCTGCTTCAAAGAACTACCAGTTGACGGCAAATGGACAAAAGCTGTCCTGTACGTACACAGCCGACCCTACGATCAGTGTGCCATTGAATGTAGTTCCAATGAATCAACGTCGGGTAGCTAGTTATACCGAATTACCAAACAAGTCCGTATACCAAGCGGAGATTGATCGGTTTACCAATGCAATAGCGATTGCAGATGCGAAGATTGATAAGGAAGTTAAAGTGAGGACTGCCTTTAACGCTCTTCAGGATGCAGAAAATGCTCGTGATCAGGCACCAGAAGCATACGAGGCGGCCAGGGTATCGTACTACACGATGGTTAAGGGAGATAACTGGCTAGAGGAAGAACGAAACCGTATTGCAAAGACAGAGGCGCAACCCGTCGTCAATAATTTTTTCAATAAGTTCAAGGATATCCAGACTAAGAAGTACCAGCAGAAGTCAACCCTTGAGGTCGCTGAAGGTATTCGTAATAAGCTGTTAAGTGTTCAGGGAGATCTTCAGTATTCAGTTTCTGCATTTGAGAAGCAAATCTCAAATATCAAGAACCAGATCAACATGGAGAAGAAGCAGCAGATTGAACAGGCCGAATCAACTACCTCTTGGCTAGATACAGTCCTGAACTGGCTCATCGTGATTTCTACCCTGATTGCGATTGCCGTGATCGTTCGGCATTTTACAAACCGCGTTCAGACACCTGTTCCTTCTACCATGATACCAAGGTAATGGAGGTAACTGATCCTCGCTCAGTAGCAGACTTTCAAAAAACAACCTTTTGTGGACATCCAAGGTCACACGTCGTGAAGGTTCTCCTTCAGAACGTGCAACTCGGTCATGCAGATTACGCATGTTATTGGTCTCTTGAGCTTCTTTGTTCGGGACTTGTTCATAGCTTATGGGCAACCTTCTTTGATGCGGCTGCTCTTCACATCAATCGGGCAAACCCAAATGTGTTTCTGTACCTGGCCAACGCATACGAACGCTATGCTCCAATTGAACAGGTCTTTAGTGTGAGCAACATGACCTCCATCCGTAACAATGTAGATGTTCGTCAGCTTGTCTGTGAAGTCGCTGCTACGCTGTCCATGTGTCGCAAAAATAAATTGCCTTCACTTCCAACAATCAAGCCTGTTCATGACTTTGATCCTCAGACCATTCAGGAGCATCTCAAGGCCCCGTCTCAGCTGTATGGACGTCTTTCACTTCGTCCCGCAGATCCCTTGCCTGTCGCAGTTCCGATCAACGAGTTTGTATATTGCTTACGATCCGATGTTCGTGATGCGACAAGGGCGTTGTATTGGATGGCCTGGGTGTTCGCATATTGCCGAGAGCATAAAAAACAAGCCAAGCAAGCACTCATCTTTGCAAACCGATTTGATGAATTTGTGTCGGAGCCCCATGGAGCCCATCCTGTTTGGATCTTCTGGGATGCCATCCGAAAGCAAGCTCAAGGCAACGCAAAGGCGGTTATCGAAATCCTTTACAAGATGTACTGTCTGCGATGGAGCCCTACGGAAGCAAAGTCTAAGCAGCATCTCCTCTTGGCCGCCGTCGTGATTGTTTGCGAAGGCACTACGTTTGATGCATCAGTGGTCTCTGGAAGCACGATTGCAGTTTCAAATGTTCTTCAAGGAATGCCCGGATGGATTGATGCAATTGTGCGTATGAAGCAGAGCTTCGCATAAAATGGATCTAGTTTTGTAAAGTAAAGAGACATCAGCAAAATGGCAAACTTTAATCCCCAAATCTCCGCTTCTAAGGTCGCTGCACTCATCGGTCTCAATCCTTACCAACAACCCGCAGAAGTCATGTATGATCTCCTCGCAAAGCATCTCCCAACCAAGATCCGTATGGCCAAGATTGAGTCAGATGAGCATCGCAAGCAACTATCCAAGATCAAGAACGAGGTGCTCTACACACAGGCAGTCAAGAACCTTGTTGCAAACGGAATCCAAGCTTGCGTAGGCAAGACAGATATCACAGATGTTCTTGGCGACGTTGAAAAGAAGGCGAAGATGATCATGGCATTTCGCCACTCTGAGCTACCGGCTGAGGTTCAGGACCTTGTTGCCAAGGAGGTTCGGGGTGCTGTTCAGAAGAAGCGAGGACTCAACAATGAGAACACTATTCTCAATACCTACCAGGACGAGCACAAGGTTGAGGTCAAGGACCGCAACACAACCACGTTCCACAAGCTCTATGACGGATGGCAACTGATCGGGCGCACGGATGGATATGTGGACGAGCACAAGCGCATCGTTGATTCCAAGGCACGCACTCGCTGGTGGCCGCAGGTGCCGCTCTACGATGAGATCCAGATGCGGGTCTACATGGAGCTGTCTGCAGCCGAGGAGGCTGAGTTGTTTGAGGTGTTCCCCGACGGTCGTAGCCGCACAACCAAGTACCTCAATGACCCTGCGAAGTGGAAGACGATCCACGACCAGCTGACCGAGGTGGTCGGGCACATGCAGTCGGCGACGGATAATGACGATGTCCTGCGTGATATCGTTTTCGCAAACACGGTGGTACTCTAATAATGAAGCTTATCATGACTAGCACGATCCCTGAGCAGTACAAGGATCAGAAGGGGACAACATACGAAACCAGGTATCTGTACACCGGGTTTGGTAGGTATAACGAACACGAAAAGACACTTGAGACAATTCAAGTTGATACCAAAGGAAACTATGATTTTTTTGCTCGTCAGCAAGACCCACAGGTGTTCTCAAGGGTGTATCACGCTGAGCATGTAACGGTTACGATTTACTCTGAGGCTCCTAGGGTGTGGAGCGAGACGATTGGACCGGCGACCTACTTCTTTCAAGCGATCGAGCAGGTGGGTCCGCAGCCGAGCTTCTGAGCCTGCTCCGTGACTGCCTCCTTGACCTCGGCGGCAGAGATGACGCCATCTCCATCCTTATCCAGCTTACCCAGCGGCGACTTCTTGAGCTCGTCCAGGAGCTCCTTGATGGCGGCCTTCAGCACATCCTTCACGATCTTCTCAACATCGGCCTTCATGGCATCAGGGACACCTGTGGCGGCGGTCTCAACAACCTCAACCTTAACGGCGACAGGCTCCAGAACAGTCTCGGGCTTAGATTCAATTTCAGACATT